CGCGAAGTCAGCAATGCTGATATCGCGCGCATGGCCCATGTGGTGCGAGCAAGCATCCCGCTGCACGTCCATTTCTACCGGGTGTTCTATCGCTTCGATCTCCGCGCGCTGCGCTGGGATCGCGCGCCCAAGCTGGACGGCGCCCTCTGGGACAACGACAGCGGCACGCCCGTGGATGTGGGCGAGGGTGAGCCGCCCGTCATCGGCAGCCAAGGCCGCATCAACCAGTCCCAGGCCCAGCGCCCCAACCTCACCCCGCTGCGCAGCGCCGACCACCAGCACACCAGCGGCCGCATGCGCCGCGCTGACCAGCTGCGCCTGGATGTGTGGCGCTGGGACGGCCGCATGCAGCGCCTGCCGGCCGGGGGGCAGCTGCAGCACACGCCGGGCCAGACCGCACCACATGTCCCGCATCAGCCCCTGAGCGCCTACGGCGAGGCCTGGGCGTCCAGCGCAGACGCACGGCCCAGCCAATCGCCGGGGGCCACCAGCCACTGGACTGCAGGCGCCGCCCGGCCCCGCGTGGCGCCTGCCCGGGGCTGGACGGGCCGCTGGGACGGCGACCGCTGGCAGCAATCGAACATCCACGGCAAGACCACCGAATCCACCGAATAGACGGAGTACCGCATGCAAACACTGCAAGACGCCGGCCGCATTGCCCTGGCCAAATCCCTGGCCGCCATGCCCTGCCATATCGCATGGGGGCGCGGCGATGGCCAGTGGCAAGTCGCCCCCGCCAACCCCACCGACCGCACCGCACTGCGCGACGAAATAGGCCGCCGCACCGTGGTGGACGTGGGCTATGCCCGCCCTGGCACCTTGGCAGATCACGATATCGAGCTGCCCGGCCCCATCTACTACAAGACCAGCGCCGAGCCCACGCCCTACCTGGTGCTGCGCACCACCTTTGCCTTTGCCGACGCCGAAGGCGAAACCGTGCGCGAATGCGGCGTGTTCTTCGGCACCGTGGCAAAGCCTGAGGTGCCGGCCGGCAAACGCTATCTCACGCCCGGCGAGATCGAGAACCCCGGCACCGTGTATTGCCTGGAGAACCGGCCGCCCGTGCTGCGCAGCGGCACGACCAAGGCCACGGAAGAAATCGTCATTCCCCTGTGAGCCGCGCATGACCAGCTACAACCGATTCGACCCCGCCAAGGGCTACACAGAGCACATCTTCCACGCCGACCGCGTGGCGCAGTCGGCCGAGCCGAACGAGATGCAGGCCCAGGCCAACTACCGCCTGCGCCGCGTGGCCGATGTGCTGTTCTCCAACGGCGATATCACGGCCGGCGCGCGCTGCACCGTGGACCCAGAAACCGGCGCCTGCCAGCTGGAGGCCGGCAGCGTCTACATCCACGGCGCCGTGCATGACGTGGCCGCCGCAGCGCTGCAGATCGCCACCCAGGGCACCGTGCACGTGGGCGTGCTGTACTCCACGCGCATCGTCACCGCCGAGGAAGACCCCAGCCTCTACAACCCCGCAGTGGGCACCAGCGGCTACGGCGAGCCCGGCGCCGACCGCATCAAGGTGTCCGTGGTCTGGGGCCTGCAGGGCCAGGGCGCGGGCGACTTCTACCCCGTGTGGACCGTTGAAGATGGCATCGTCAAGCCGCGCGAGCCCGCGCCCCAGCTCAACGCCGTCACCCAGGCCATCCGCCGCTATGACGAGCGCAGCACGGGCGGCACCTACGCCGTGCGCGGCCTGCTCACCATCCAGCTGCCTGACGATGAGCAGGGCCGCCAGGTCTATGCCGTCAAGGCCGGCACGGCGCAAATCGTGGGCGCGGCCATCGATGTGCCGGCCGACCGCCGCCTGGTCTACGCGGCCGAGCCCAACATGGCCCAGGTGAGCAGCGAGCCCCACGGCAGCACCACCGAGGCCCAGCAGCATGTGACTTTCGACCGCTGGCCCGTGCTGGAGCCGGCCACCGTGCGCGTCACGCGCCGCAAGACCGCCCAGGTGGTGCACGGCAGTTTCGTGGGCGCGGCCGACCCGCTGCCCGATGGCAGCGTGATCCGCATCAACAGCGTCACCCAGGGCGCCAAGACCTTCACGCCTGACGTGGACTACAAGCTCACGGCCCAACAAGTGGACTGGAGCCCGACCGGCGCCGAGCCCACGCCGGGCAGCAGCTACAACGTGACCTATGAGTACATCAGCACCGAACCCGTGCTCAACCAGACGCCGCGCGGCTTTGACGTGAGTGGCGCCCTGGTCGGTTCGCTGATCCTTGTGGACTACCGTTTCGCACTGCGCCGCATTGACCGCATCGTCATGGACGGTGAAGGCCTCATCAACGTGGTCAAGGGCATTCCCGCCACCTGGCAGCCTGTGCCCCCGGCTGTGCCCGACAGCATGCTAGCCCTGGGCAGCATCTACCAGACCTGGGAAGCGGACACGCGCCGCACGGAATCCGACAGCGTGCGTATGGTGCCCATGGCCACCCTGGTGGACTATCGGCGCCGCATGGATGACATCGAGATGGACCTGGCCGAGCTGCGCCTGGCCACCGACACCGCAGGCCGGTACAGCGGGCTGAAAAAGGGCTACTTCGCTGATCCCATGATTGACGACAGCATGCGCGACCAGGGCATCGAGCAGACCGCCCTGGTCACGGGCGGCGCCCTGCAGCTGTACGAAGCCGAGGCCGCCCACATGCTGGGCGACGGGCGCACTACCCACGCGCTCGAATACAGCCTGGTGCCCGTCATCCGGCAAACCAGCGTCAGCCGCTCCATGCTCGTCAACGGCCTGGCCGTGGCCGGCGAAATGCCCGCCACCGTGACCCTGATACCGGCCGTGGACCGCTGGGAGCACCCGCAAGAGCTGCGCTATCCGAAAGAGGTAATCCTGAATTTCGGGCATGACGTCAACCCATTGACGTGGATGACAGAGGGCAACATCAAGCCCGGCGTGAACCCGGATTTGATCGACACCAGTGGCATCACGCTGCGCACCATCGACGTGGCTTTCGAGATTGCCGGTTTCCGCCCGATGGAGCCGCTGAAGGCCGTGCGCTTCGATGGCCAGCCCGTGGCCGCCACGCCGGCCGCTGGCGGCAGCCTGGTGGCGGATGCACAAGGCGTGCTGCACGGCAAATTCACCATTCCTGCAGGTATTCCAGTGGGTGCGAAAACCGTGGAATTGGAAGGCGAGCAGGGAACCATAGGGCGCGCGCAATTCGTGGGCGCCGCATCCGTAAAACTGTATGTGCAAGCAACGGCAAACCTCGCATGGGGCGCCCGTTCTGCCGTCCACACGACCCTCACCTATGTCATCTAGCACCATCGTCCAAACAGTCACCCCTGCCGCCGCTTTGCAGTGCGCGGGCCTGGATCTGCACTTTGCCGCCGTGGGCGGCCCCGTCATCGTCGTGCTGTCCGAGCTGGACGATGCGGGCATGCCCGGTATAGCTGCCGTGGTCCGGCGCCTTGAGCCCGCGCAGATCAACGTGGCCGGTCAGGCCACGCGCGTGACTTGGCCGGCGCCCGTGCTGATGCGCGCCAGGACGGGCTATGCCATCAGCGTTTCTGCGGCAGATACGCAGACCGCGCTGGAAGTGGCCCAGGTGGGCGAGGCCAGCCAGGGCGGCGGCGGCTGGGTCACGGCGGCGCAGGCCGAAGTGGGCCAGATGTTGGAAATCAATGCCTCGGCCATCGTCACGCGGCACGCCAACCGCATGCTGCGCTTTGAGCTGCTGGCCGTGCAGTACACCGCAAACAGCAAAACCGTCACCCTGGGCACGCAAGCCGTGGCCAATGCCACCTCACTGATGCTCAACGCGGGCGCCTCGCAGCCCGAGCCCACCGCTCGCATCAGCTACGCGCTGGAATTGCTGGACGCTGGCGGCGCCCTGCAGCAGACCATCGAGGCAGACGTGGGCCAGCCCGTCAAGCTTTCGGCGGCCCACAACGGCAGTGTGCGCGTACGCGCCACCTTGCGCGTGGGAGACAACGGCCTGGGCGCCGTGCTCGACGCCGCCCCCTTGCTGCTGGTCGGAAGCCTGCTCAACGCTGGCACCTACATCACGCCCAGCATTGCGACAGCGGGCGGCACGGATCTGCGCGTCCTGTTCGTGGGCGACATTCCAGCCGGCGCGGCCGTGGCCGTCCACATGCAGCTGGCCGCAAGCCAGCAATGGCAGGAAGTGCCCTACCTGTCCAGCAGCCAGCAGACGGCGGGCTCCATCGAAATCACGCACCGGCTGCAGGGCATCAACACCACCAGTCTGCGCCTGCGGCTCACCCTCACCGGCACCACCACGGCCCGGCCCAAGGTGCGCGACCTGCGCGCCGTCATCCTGTGAGCGAGGCCCCATGAGCGACAACAGCATTGCAACCGGGCAGGGCCAGACCGAGCACCTGGGCCTGCCACTGCCAGGCAGTACGCTGGAGGTGGATCTGCCCAAGCTCATCCGCGCGCTGGAAATCATCGACGAGGAAGTGGCCCGGCGCGCCGTCTCCCTGGAGGTGGATGAAAGCCTGGGCCTCATTCGCCTGGCCATCAACGACTTGGGCGCTACCAAGGTGGAGAAGGTCAACACCAAGACCGGCAAGACCATCGTGCTCAAGCCCGAAGACATGGCCCTGGGCCCCGCCAACGGCCCATCAAAAACCGTCATCACCTATGACGGCTCGGGCCGCGTCTCCACCGTCGTGGAAACCGTGGACGGACAGCTGGCCACCACCACCGTGGCCTACAACGCAGACGGCACGGTCAACACCGTGACCACCAACTACAGGGGCCGCACGCGCACCGAAACCATGGCCTATGTGGCCGGGCGCGTCAGCGGCAGCAACGCATCGGAGGTGCAGGCATGAGCGGCATGGAGATGGTCATCAGCAGTGACCTGGTGCGCGCCCGCGCGGAAATCACGGCGCTGAATCAAAGTCTGGCAGCTGCCCGGACAGAAATCGCCACCGTGGACAACCGCGTGCAGTGGGTGAGCAGCCAAGTGGCCAATACCGGAGCGGTAAAGAGCGTGCAGCGCGGGGTTGTGTCGATGAGTGGGGAAACGCCTTCGGGCAGTAATCCTGTAATTGTGAATGTGAGCCCTGTAACGATGGAGCGAGCATCGCTTCACTTTATTGGCGGTGCGGCATTTGTCAGCAATGGATACGGGCGATTTGCCTACGCGAAGCTCATCAACAGTAGTCAAATACAGTTTGATTGGGGAAATCAGGTTATTAACGCGACAAATATTTTGGTGTCTTGGGAGTTGGTGGAGTACAAATGATGGCCGCCTATTTCTATGCCCAACTGAATGCATCTGGCGTAGCTGTGGCGCTGACGCAAGCCCACGAGGAAATCACCGCTGCCGACATGCACCGCCTGTCCCAATACGACACGAGCGTGCTGGGCCGCCGCTGGACTGGCGCCAAATGGGTGGACGTGCCACCGCCCAAGATCAGCCGGCGCATCACGCCGCTGGCGTTTCGCCGCCGCTTCACCGGCATCGAGCGCGCCGCCATCGAATGGGCGGCCGTAGACCGCGCAGAGGCCGGCACCATGGAGCGCATGCAGGCCGCCCAGCTGCGCAGCACGCTGAAGGACCAGGAGCTGGCCAGCTTCATCGACTTGGACGACCCGGACGTGGCGGCCGGCGTGCAGCTGCTGGAAGCCGTGGGCCTGATCGCAGACGGCCGCGCCCTGCAGATCACGGACACGCCGCCGCGCCCCGACGAGCTG